TTACCCTGAATTGATGCTGATGTTACGGGCATCATAACTGTTGCCCACGGTAAATCATCTATAGATATATCATCTGCATAGAAGCCAAAACATCTTACCTTCACTCTATTTAATTTTTTAGGGTCAGTAATACTTTCTATTTTACCCGTGAACCAAGTAAAAGTACCATCAATATATTGATCTTCATTTCTACGCATCATGATTGTTTAATACCTTCTAATTCTTTTAGGAATGAATCCTTTTTAGCTTTTACCTTAATAAAATATCCTTCTTTAGAGAAGTGATGGACAATACCAGTAATTAAATGATTACCTGATAATATATTATCCTTAAAGCCTTCGCCTTCTTTTTTCTCATCTGTTACATCGGCGTTTCTTAAAATATCCAAGTTAATAATATCTCCACTTTCAATATCAAAGTCGCCTGGAAGTACTAGGTCTTGTATTATTGTATCTAAATTGTGATGATGTGCTTCTGATCTTAATATACTTTGGTCTGTTGGAGCATGATAATTGCTTTGGCCATCAAATGAACCACTATTATATGAAATAAAATAATTTTTTCCTAATTTATAATCAGTAATTTTTGCATTATTATATTTCATTGCATCTGTTACTGGTGGATATTTATTTAATTTTTGTTCATCATTATAATTGTATATCCTTGTTTCTGTTGTTTTATTATATACATCAATAGTATGTAAAGTAGATCCAAAAGCTCCCTTTTCTGATGCCTTTAATTTTGAAAGATTTAAATTTGAATTGACCTTACGAATCTTTGTGCGTTCCTCATCAAATAAATCTTCAAGTTCATCCTTTGATGTATATTTAAAATTTGGATTATTATCGTATGTATCGTACACATCTTTATCTAACATTTTTTTATATGAATCAAAGATCAATCCACTCTTTGCTGTTTCATAAAAGAAATTTGGAGTAGCATTCTCAAATGAATTACGCAATAACCAAGCGATTGCTGATAATGGACGTAGTCGTGGAAAGATCCCTTTAATTGGACTTGTTGATGGATTGCGTATATCAATCTCACTATTTAATTCCTTGGAAACAATCGACTTGATCAAATTACTGGGCGTATTATTAAAGCTTCGAGTCAATACCTTAACGGCATTTAAATAGACATGTTCCGAAACGCAATAGAGTGTATAGGCTTTTGATGATGGCCTAGGGGCACTATAATCTTTTATTTCGGCAAGATACAGTTCTAGTTCGAACTTCTTTCTTGTTTTATCTGTAATATCTCTACGTTCAATAACTAACTCAATCTTTTCATTACCAGCAATTTTTAAATAATCAATAAGACCAATACTATCTAAACAAAAGATAGAAACAGTCAACCCTGAGTTATATAAACTCTCTACAATTTTTATATCATGTATAATTTCTATTATATCTGTTTCATTACCAACATTAGTGGTTAACATTGCCTTTGTTATTTCATAAACCTTAGGCGATGTCGCTAATCCGTTAACGATTGTATTAAAATTACTCATTAATTAGTTCTTCAAATTGATTTACAAATTTGTTAATATAATTAGGGTCAATATATCTTATTTTTGAATGCTCATCATTTTCTTCTATGATGTGAGCTCTATTGGTAACATACGAAAGATCCAATGGATCAACACCACCAATAATATGGTTTAAATTTGTTACAGGTTTTTTATCACTATCATCGGTTCTATAATAATAGTATGGAGCTTCTGCATATGGATATACATTATATGTAGAAACAGAATCGCCTGATGTTTGTCCTACCACTAACTCAGTTGTTGCCTGACCTAGTGCACTTCCAATAAAGGCTCCACCAGTAACATCTTGTATTACCAATTGAGATAAATCTGCATTTTTAATTTTTAATGTACCAGATGCACCACTTGTTGCACCAGTAACTGTTTCTCCTAATTGAAATCTACCTGATAAACTATTTCTGTGGTCAGTAATAAGACCATCTGTATCACGCACAATCACGGGATTTGTTTCTATAGCATATCCTTCGTATTCTTTCTCAATGTATGTAAATAAATCTTCTTGACTCAACGGCCATGATCGCATACCATCATGTAAAAAATCATTAATAACAAAGAAGGTCCAATAGTATTGTGAAGTACCATATAATCTTTGCGATACAATATCAGGTCTTTCGCCATTTTTAATCTCATAAAATTTATATGCTGAATAATTGTCTAAAAAAGAAGGTAATGGTCTGACTGATCTAAAGAGATCAACCATGTTCTGCATAACACCTGTACGATTGAAGTCATATTCTACTTTTGGAAATTGTTTAAAAAATGCCATTATCCACCTCCACTAAAATAACCATCGCGTTCTTCGACTGTATCATCATTCTCATATAGATCCTGACGAACCAGTGTTCTTTCTTCCTGGAATGTCATCGCAATTGAAACTTCAATCGGGGCACCAGTTCCTTTAAACATTGCATTAGTTGATTCATTAAATGTTGTCTGTAATGATGTTAAATAACAATCCTTAATATTCGGCATGTATGGATTCTTTTTTCTACCACTATAAAATCCTATTTTAAACATAGGTGGATAAGTTAATGCAATTGCTCCAACACGCTTTGGATATAAGAATTTTCTAAATGTTCGTTCAATTCTTTTGGCCTCTTCTGTTTCCTTTTCGTCCTCAGGTACTAATTTAAAGGTAAAATCATATGTTCTAATGCTAACACCTTCAAAAGAAACACGAGTATATGGATTGGTTGCAATACCACTTTTAAGTGCTCCAATTGCAGTACCTTTACCTACTAAATCAGAACCTAATGCCTGTGATAATGATTCTTGTCCAATAAGTCCTGCAGCCATCATATCTGATGAATTAAATGAATCGGCAAGTGTTTTACCTGCTGCAACTGATTGTCCAAATTCCTGTGCTCCTTGTAAAGCACCTAAATCAAAATTAGTATAATTGGCACCATCTTGGACTCCAACACCTGGTGGTTGGTATAAAAAGACATTTACTTCCTCAGGTTTATCCTTTGATGATATAGTAAATTGTATAAATGGGTGTCCATTATCTGCTTCTGCCCTCAGTCTCCTAGGGAAAACCATTGATTGACTTTTAGTTAAATCAACTCTTGGTGGTAGTTCTTGGTTTGTTTCGGCCATCTTTTTTCCTATATAAATAAATAAAACATATATAGGTTTATTTATAATGGCTTACAAAGGGAAATACAAAATTAAGAAACCAGAAAAGTATGCTGGTAATCCAAATAAGGTCGTCTATCGATCGTTATGGGAACGACAAGCATTTAAATGGTGTGAAAACAATCCAAAAGTAACAGCATGGAATAGCGAAGAGGTTGTGGTACCATATAAGTGTACAGTAGATAAAAAACTTCATAGATATTTTGTTGATCTTTTAATACAAATGGAAGATAAAAAAACATATTTAATTGAAATTAAACCTAAATCACAAACACAACCACCTAAAGCTCGGTCACGTAAGACCAAAAAATATATTAATGAACAGTTAACCTATATTAAAAATAACGATAAATGGGAAGCAGCAACTCAATTTGCAGAACATAAAGGTTGGAAGTTTCAGGTATGGACAGAAGAAACTCTTAAAAATTTAGGTATAAAGATACTCTGATATTGTATAAATAGATATATGGCATCGCTATTTGATACATTACAAGCAGGGGCTCAAAGGGCTGGTGTAAAAGCACGTACAAAGGATTCACAGAAGTGGTTTCAAAAGAAGGCACAGGAATTAGTTATGCCTGCTAGAAAAGCATTATTAAAAGATGATGCATTGGATCGAACAAGTAGGAACATTGCTGGTAATATGTATATGTATTTCTATGATCCAAAACATAAGGAAACATTACCCTATTACGATAGATTTCCTTTAACAATTATGGTTGATTCAGCTCCTGGTGGGTTTTATGGATTAAACCTACACTATTTAAATTATGGAGTCAGAGCACGATTCTTAGATGAATTAATGAGTTTAGCTCCAAATAAAGTAAAGGATACCACACGATTAGTTAAATTAAGGTATGATCTTTTACAAGGTGTAAGAAAATATAAAGAATTTAAACCATGTTTTAAACATTACTTAGGTAAGCATGTGGTCTCTCAATTTAGTAGAGTACCAATGACCGATTGGGAAATAGCAATCTTTTTACCAGTAGAACAATTTAAAAAGAAAAGTAAGGCTTCTATTTGGAATGAAAGTCTTAAAATTGCGAGAAAATAATGGCAACAATAGAGGATTTAAAAGCAACCATATCCAAAAAGGGTGGTCTTGCTCGTAGTAATAGATTCAATGTAATCTTTACTCCACCAAAACAATCATTATTAAATCTAGACCCACAAACAATTATATCCTCAGCCATATCAGGTAATTTTAGTGCACGTAACTTAATTAATGATCCAAGAGATATTAATGTTTTATGTTCATCTGTTGCAATACCAGGCAGACAGATTAGTACACTAGATTATCAAGCAGAAAAGCAAACAATTAAAATACCATATGGAGAATTACATGACGATATTACATGTACTTTTCTTTTAACAAATGATTATTATATGAAAACAGTATTTGATTCCTGGGTGGGATCAA